AAACTAATCATTAACTGCCAGGGTATTTGAGCAATCATCGAAGCGAGGCCTAAAACCATGGGTGGAAAAGACAGCAACTATCAGATCGTTTACCGGAACGAATGTTTGCAGAACTACGTTCCTGGCGGCTGGGTGCTGTTTCAGCGGATGAAAGAATACGGCGGCGGCTTCTGGTTGGGCAAAACCTTCGATGGGTTGTTCGCGCTGGAACTGGACCACCCTGTTTCGCTTCACGATGGGATTGTTTACATCATCAGATATCCATTCGCAGCAAAAAAAACCATCGATGTGGACGATGATTTTAAGCTGACATGACTCTGTGAGGAGAGTGCATGTCTATGCTGCATGAGATCGCATGATCGCAAAAGGATCGTTTTGCCTCCGGCCCGCCAGAAATGGCGGGCTTTTTCGTATTTGTTGCAGTGCATGAAAACTATTACACGAAGCGGGCAGGCGTGGCGGGGCTACGAGCGCGCGCAAAGAGCTTTAAGTGCTATATCGCACCCAAGCACTGGACATTCATACAGCGTCATTCTATTGTGTATTAAGCCTTAGGAATATGGGTAATGTGTGGTTAGAATGTCCCCCATAATTTTTATTATTGGCCAAACAGGGACATTGCATGCCTTATCAATTGGTGGTGCTTAGCCCGGTTGCTAACGATCTGGAGCAGTTAGGAACCAAAGAGAAATTTTGGTTTTTTTACTCTCATGACACTGTGAATTTACAGTTGTTCAAATACTCTAGGCCAGGTACCGGTGAGCATTGGTCTGAAAAGTGTGCTGCTGAACTATGCCATCTGCTCAATATCCCACACGCAAGGTATGATTTAGCAAAGTGCAATGATAGATTCGGCGTTGTTACTCAAACATTAAGTCCTGAAGGTTTCAGGATGGTGATGGGAAACGAGGTATTACACAGCTCAACAGCAGATTATCCTCAGCCTTTGGAGCCAGGAGAGAAACCTGTTAGGGTCCGGGAGCATACTGTAACCCGCGTTTTAGGATGCCTGGACAAAGAATCAATCCTGCCTCCGCCCTGTGACTATGATCTAAACGGACTGAATGCTGCGGATGTTTTCTGTGGGTATTTATTGCTAGATGCACTAATCAGCAATCAAGACCGTCATCATGAAAACTGGGCCATCATTCTCGATAATGAAACTGGCGAGCAATTTTTGTGTCCTACCTATGATCATGCTGCTAGCTTAGGAAGGGAGATGTTAGATGATGAACGTAATGAAAGACTTACGACTAAAGATAAAAATCGTCAAATCCCGTGCTTTGTTAGAAAAGCTCGTTCAGAGTTATTTAAGGCAAAAACAGACAAAAAACCCTTGTTCACCGTTGAAGCTTTTCAACATGCAGTTGAGGGTAGAATTGCAGCTCGCGACCATTGGCTCGGTAAGCTGAGCGCTTTAACAGAAGACTCCATTATTGAAGTGTTTAACCAAGTACCTGCGTCCTGCATTTCTGACAGTGCGCGACAATTTGCAACACTCATGGTAATGGAAAATCGTAGAAGGCTATTAGAATGACTAACTCAAACTCCGTTTATGTTGCATGGCAGGCGCCAGACACCCGTGACTGGCATGTCGTCGGCAATTTGCAAGAGCGCAATTCGGGGTATGTTTTTAAGTACACCAAAGGTGCTCTCAAATCCGCAAAGTTTACAAAGTTTAGCGGTATGACCGATGTGCATGAAACTTATGTATCGGAAGAACTTTTCCCTCTCTTCAAAAACCGTCTTTTATCGCCAAGACGTCCAGAATATCCACGTTTCATTAAGTGGCTTGGTCTTGAAGATGAAAGCGTAAACCCAATCGATATCTTGGCCCGTTCTGGTGGTTTACGTAGTACGGATCAATTGCAAATTTTCAAGAAGATTGAAGTCGATGCAGACGGGAACTTTGAGCATTACTTTTTCTTGCATGGTTTAAGTTATTTGAATTCAATGGCAAACGATCGCGTTTCAGAGCTTCAGTGCGGTCAAACTTTGCGTCTTTGCTTAGATCTCCAAAACGAATACGACGGTGATGCTGTCGTCGTTCGTGCTGATAAACCAGCAGAGATTGTGGGATATTGCCCTAGGTATTTATGTAAAGATATCAAGAGCATGCTGTTAAATGATCATAAATCCGTATCCTTAACAGTTGAACGTATTAGTGACGATGCCCCTCATAACTACCGCTTGTTGTGCAAATTGTCTGGAACGTTAAATTCAGACTATAAATCGTCGCTGACGCTTCAGGATGAGTTTGAATCTATTGAATAAATTCAAAACGCCACCTAAAAGTGGCTTTTTTCCTATTCTGAATCAAATCCCAATACGTAACGTTCGAAACGTATCACCTCCTCGCCCAGCCAGTCGTTTACTTCCAGCATGCGACGCTGGAGAGGCTGCAGCTCGTTTCGGACGAACACCCGAGCAGCCTTTTCGACATCACCGAACCCGCCAACGTTGTTGGGAATGATGCCCATCATCTGTGGCGGTACGCGGTGAGCTGCCAGCATGTCATCGCGGCTCACGTTCTTGATGTTCAGGAACTCGTCTTTGGCGGCCACCTCAGACAGCGGGATGATCTGGATGCCGTCCTTCTTGCCGTTCGGACTGTACATGAACAGGTTACGGAAGTTGCCAGGCCCTTTCGACTCGCGCAGCGCTTTACGAATGTTATCGACATCACTCTGATTCTGCGCCGGGTCGCTCATGTACATGATGAAACCCGCGTGACTGCCGTTCAGGTAATATTTCCGGCGAAACAGTGTCGCGGATTCGTTCAGGAGGGTGGACGGTATCGCGGAGATGTACTCCGGCATGCCGTAGATCTCCTGGTTTAAATCAGGCTCAAGCAGATGGAAGAGATTCCCGGCAGCGAACTCGTAAGGCTGGCTGGTGATGCCGTACTGTACGAACCAGTAAGTGTCCGGGTCCACGCCGCGGCGGGTGTACTTGGCCAGTGACGGGCGCAGTTCAAGCACTTGGCCGAGCCGGTTGATGCGTTTCTCCAAGTAGGCGTTGCCGAAGATAAGGAAGTCCTGGGCAAAACGGGAAAACGCCTGCTGACTGAGCAGGCGATGCGGAATGAAGGTACTGGCCAGAATGTTTCTTTTCACATAAATCGCGCTGCTGTGATGCACCGCGGCCCGGAACGTGCGCGCCAGACCGTCAAAGCTGATTGGCGGTTCGTACCAGTTTTCAATGCGTACGCATTCCAGGTAGTCCCACAATTCGCGGCGGTCCAGCACCGGAACCGGGTCGCCAAAGGAAAACGCTTCTGCTCGTGGCGCGTTGTTCTCGCTGGTCATGGTTTGCGAGGGCTGGCGGTTCTTGCGTTTCCCCATCAGTAAATCTCCACAATATTGGTATTGCCGGTTGTAATGCCTTCCAGCGGTTCGTTGAATAAGGCGTGCATGGTGGCCCAGGCGAGATCCGCATGGCTGGCTTCTTCGCTGCGGCTGGCTTCATAAGTTGGGCGGTTGCCGCTGGCAGTGGTTGAACGCCGAATGGCCATAAAGCTTTGGGCAATGTCGGTATGGCCAGCGTCGAACTCCAGCCGGTGATGGCTGATGATGTCGTAGGCTTTCAGCACCAGGGCGTTTTTCACGTTCGGGTTGTAGACGAACTCCCGGACTGCCGGGAAAAATGCTTTCACGCCCTCGTAGACGCCGTGGCCGACACCAGTTGAATCGATGCCGATATAGGTCACGTTGTATTGCCTTGTCAGGTTCTCAATGGCCGCTGCCTGCGCGCGGAAATCCATGCCGCGCCACTGATGTTTCTCAAGGATACGGAACTTGCCGCCCGGAACATCCGGCGGAGAGATGACCACGCATCCGGCGCTGTCCCCGTTCTGCGTTCCCTTCGCCGGGTCATAACCGATCCACACCGGACGCCAGCCGAACGGCCTCTGCATCAACGGTTCGAAATCGTTCCAGACCTCCCAGCTATCGACCATGCAGCCCTGCAGCATGGAGAGTGGGAAGACGCTAGCCAGATCGTCCACAAACTCGCACATCAGCAGGTTCTGGTATTCGTCCTGGCTGTACTCCTGCCGAAGTTGGTCGAGGTCGAACAGGTTACAGCCACCGTTTACCGCATCTTCTACGGTGATGATCTGCCGGTACTGTCCGTCCGGGCAAAGAATGCCAGGCGCAAGATGCCTGTGAGTGAGGTCCAGGTCTATACGGTCAGCCTTGGCACGGCCTTTGTTGTAAAGCGAACCTGACCAGAACGGATAGGCGCTGTGAGTCAGGCTGGACGGAGTAGAGAAATAGGTCTGCCGCCATTTCTTGTGCAACGCCATCCCGGAAGCGACTTTACGCAGCTCCTGAAACTTGGGGATCCAGAAATACTCATCCAGGTACAGGTTTCCGTGGTAGCTCTGCGCCGTGCGAGCGTTGGTTCCGAGGAAGTAAAGGCACGCCCCGTTCCCGAGCGTCATCGGGTCGCCTTTCAGTTCAACATCAACCTCTTT